ACAAAGACACCAACAACACAAGCTCTAGAAGATTCTGAAATAGCTCCCCTGTTCTTTAGTGGTGACGAGGGAGCTTGGTATGATCCTTCAGACTTTGATACAATGTTTGAGGACTATCAGGGCACGATTCCTGTTACGGGAACTAGCCAACCTGTTGGTCTTATTCTTGACAAGAGTAAGGGCTTGCAGAAAGGTAATGAGTTATTTAGCTCCTTTGATTTTGTAGGGGCTGGTTGGGCCTTTACTGACGGAGTATTAGAGACTTCAGGAGGCACAGCTACTTCTTGTTATGCAAATATAACGACTCCAAACAAGTGGTATGAAGTATCCTTTGATGTTAGCTTAAGTTCAGGAAGCCTTCAAGTATATGTTGGAGGGGACTTAGCCAAAAATATAGTTGGTTCAGGAAGCTATAAATTTGTAGACACAGGGGCAACGAATAGCAGACTGCAATTCACGCCAGCCTCCTTTGTAGGCGCTATATCTAACATCTCAGTAAGAGAACTCCCAGGCAACCACGCATATCAGCAAACAAGCACAGCAAGACCTACTCTTCAGGTTGATGCTTCTAGCAACTATTACCTGGACTTTGATGGGGTGGATGATTGGATGTCGACCACGTTTGGTGCGTCTATTCCGCAGCCGTTGACCTTTGCAGCGGCCGCGTTGTGGGCAGACTCCACATCCACAGCAGCAATTCACTGGTCGTCGGATTCTGGGTTCCAAACTTACTCTGTTAAAAACAGCTCTGATATGCAAATGACCCCAGGGAGTATTGTATACGCAGAACCGGACGGAGTATCCAATAACGTTTGGGTGCAGCATTTTGATGCGGCAAGCTTTTACCTTCGCAAAGACGGGTCGGTGCAGACGCCGATTTCAGGCTCATCCACTGGCACCACCTCGTTGGATTCGCTGCGCCTAGCAATCAATCCTCTGGGAAGCGTTTCCTCTCACGCATCTCGCTGGTATGGCGTTGTGTTGGTTGCCCGCACCCTAACCACCGCCGAAATCAACAACCTGGAGTCCTATCTAGCATCCAAGTCAGGAGTGACACTATAATACAACTATATAATTGGAGTAAATCATGGCAGATATTTTTAGAACAATGATCGTCCCCGAATCACATCAGACAATGGCACAGGACTTAGCAGTTACTGTTAAGCCTGTCGCAGGTCAGAACATGTGGATTACAGGTCTTAGAGCAGTAGATCTAGACCCTGCCCCAAGCGCAGCATCACACTTTATCAGCACAGGATTCATTAGTCCTGAATGGCAAGTGCTCATGCCTTGGAAGTCTTGGGAAAAGATTGTAGACCCTGATACACAAGAAGTAACCTGGAATGTTACAGCCTCATCAGCAGGTAATCCAGCAATGCTTCACGCAGCACTACAGGAACTTGGGTCACCAATTACTTTAGAGGAAATTGAAGGTCTGTTCGTAGCAGCAGATGTAACAGATCAGCCTCCTTTTGACGCAATGGAAAGACTTGGGCTGAAGATCTTCGATCCTGAAGAGTTTGTCCCACCTGAAGAGGAGCCTGTTTGATGAGAGGTGTAGTGGAAGTCTATTACGGAGGCGAAAAGATTGCCTCCGAACCTAATATGATTATGGATAACTTGGGGGAAGTCATCACAGACTTCATGACACTTCCAAGAGCACTAAAGAACATTGCTAGTGCTTCCGGTCTATTAGACGCTTCCAACTACACCGTCAGAGCAGCTAGTTTAGGGAAAGATGCTCCCGGATATCAGTTCCATGCTCACTCCTCAGAGTTATCAGCAGCTATGGCTGTTGATGGTATTCTACGTGTTGTATCTTATGGAGATGTCTCAGTATCTAGTTATCAAACAAGTAGCTTTTATGTTTCAACGGGTAATAAGCTTTTACCTGAGTTCCCGAAACCTACTATGGATAGGTTAGAGGAGAGATCTACCCAAGTCTCTTACCTATCAAGTAGTCTAAATGTAGGACATAACCTAAACTTTATACCTAGTGGGGGGGTATCAGCTAGTTTAGGTTGTTATGCGCCAACGGGTGTATTTATAGCGCACATCTTATCTGCTAGTGTTGGAGCAGGACAACCCTTAAGTGATAACTTAATAATTTCGGCATTATATAATAATGTTAGTGGTTTTAATTGTTACGAAACTATAGATTCAAGGGGATTTATCCTTATGGATGTCTCTAATGTTTTAGAGGGTCGGCAGAGAGAAAACTCCAACATTTTTGGCGGTTTAATAATGTCTTACGTAGATGATTGGAATGACCCGGCGACAGGAGATCTTTCTGTCGATTATATCTTAAACATAGACTCGAAGGATTTTCTATGTTTAAATATGTTTGGGGGTATATACAATATAGGGCTATGGTGCTATGATATTAGAGCCATGCTTGATAAGGGTATGCAACCTCCATTTAGTCAGTATAGTAAAGAAGATTTAGAATACAAATTAGTAGCGAGAAAAACATTTACAAGAGATTTAACCTATTATTGTGATTCTACTGAGCCTGGAGGGACCATCCCAGGAATTGAACTCGTCCAAGATTTAAAGTTAGTTTGGAGTTGGAGATTTAAATGAAAAATTTTATTGAAGATTTAGATGTTAAGGGCCACCTTCAGATCACTAAAGTTTTTACTAATGGTCGTCAAGAGATTGTTTTTGATGATCATAACATTATTGTTTCTGGGATGGGTTTAGGTCTGTCTTACTTGTTTAGCTTATCTGGGTCCCAAGATATTCTTGATTATCAGATAGACCGATTTCAAGTTGGTGTTAGTGGAAGCCCTGCTGCCGAGGTTAGCTCCACTTACGAATTAGTTGGCCCTTTAAGTTCTACTGAGTATGGAGATAACGCTCTACTTTATGTTGTAGAGGGTTACCACGCTAGAGATTCTCAGTATTACCAAGGCCCCGAATCTTATGGGTATATCCCCCCACACAAAGTAAGTAAAGTGGGGGAACGCAGTGTTCGCTACACTATTACCTTAGATAAGGACTCTTGCAATAGCCTAAACCGCGACGGAACCGATATGGCTCTTAATGAGATAGGATTATTCATGAAAAATCCTTTAGGTAGCAAATTAGCTCTAGATAATTCAGTTCTAGTTGCTTATAGATATTTTTCAGGAATAGAAAAAACTGAAGACTTTTCTCTAGTTTTTAGATGGACAATTAACTGGTAATATTATGGCTCTTCCTTTTCACCTTGACGATCTTTACACTGCTTCAGGAACAGCTAAACCCTTTGGGTGCTGGACAGATGTCGTTACCAAATTTAATGCCGCATCTTTTTATAACTACGAGCAAGATAACCTGCCTTTATTTGATTTAGAGGAAAGAACTTACTTCTTGTGGGAGAAGTTCGGCTACCCTACGTCGTCAATCCCAGGCATGGTTCTTCTAGTTTCTGGAAATGCTTTAGATGCTGACATTGTTTGCAATGGTAATATTTTCCTAAGCGTTAGTGCTGCTGTAGACGCATTACCAAGATATCTTAATTTCCCTGTTATTATTGAGGTAGCCTCGTTTGGAGATTTAGGTGATCTAGAGATAACTGATATAAAGATGGGTCCTAACGGGAGCCTTGAGATTATCAATAGAACTACTTATGACTCGAAGATAGAACTAAATAATTACTCTTACGATGCTTCTGGAGACACTAAACTTTCTTTAGGGTCCCACACAGAATACCAAAATATGTGGGAGAGAATTAAATCAGCAAAAGATACCAGCTATGACGGTTTAATTAACTTCTTTAGTTGTATAGAAGGCTACAGCCCATCGTCATTACTAGGTTATCCAATCTTCTCCGGCACGTATGACACTATTTCGGATAATGTGGCTCTAAAGAATCTAGATAGCAGAATTCAAGATTCATATTCTGCATTCTTTGGTAACCCTGCTGGTCTTTACAATACTTTAGTCAATAACTACGAGTTTGGTAGATTAACCGCAGCAAAGCTTACTCTACCCGCAGCAATCAATGCTATTTCTGAGCTTGACGTGACTTCGGTCCTTATCGACCATTCCCCAATAGTCCCAAATATAACTCAATACGACCCAAGCTCCTACTCGATCGTTGATGGTTATTCTTTTGCAAACGAGCTATACAGAACTAACTCAATAACAGCAGATCCAGGCAGCAGACCAATCAAAGGAACTTACTACGGTAATAATCTAAAGTCCCTTACGATTAAGTCTTGCACAGGACCAATTTACATTAGAGGCTTCTACTGTTCAGGTGATGGAACCACCGATGAGACAGGAGTCACTATCGAAAATTCTACTGTTTTCCTTGATAACTTAGCTGTCGCTCGATACGTAAAGCATGGAATGAATATAAAGAATTCCAAGGTGTCTTTCATCGGTTCTCTTTATATACATCGCTGCTATGCCTTAGACTCCAATGGTGATCGAACGTCAAAGGAATGGCTAACTAACAGCAAGCTTATTAAAGCACCAAAAGACGATTCTGCTGGTATTCACGCCGTCAACTCACATCTGAATTTCGTAGACTCAACTGATAGATACGAAGGGATTATTACCGATAAGGGGTATGGCACTGCTTACTATAGACAAGGTATACACAACCTAAGAGTAATATCAAGAAACTCTACAGGAGTTAGACTAATCAACTCTGTAATTTCAGGGGGTAGATCTCGTCAAGTAGATGCAATCAACACTTCCCTAGCTTATGCTACTGCTGATCTCCTAACCATAGAGGGAAATGCTAACTATGGAATTGAATTAGATAACAGTGAATTAGGTTACGAGGGCCGTTTAGAGCTAGTTGGCAATACCCGAGGAGTGAATTCGAACAATTCAATCCTAAAGCTTGACGAAGTCTGCGTGGAGAATAACCATCTTTACGGTATAAACCTTGATAACTCAGAGTTTGTATACGGAGCTTATTCAGTATCAGCAGCATCTAGATATGATTTCTTATTAATGAATATTGCTCTAGATACTGCTTATCCAAAGAGATACTCCTACAAGTTCGCAGGAAACGGACAGCACATCAGAGCTTTAAATTCCAAAGTCCTGATACCGGAATACACCAAAGATACTACAGCTTATTTAGGTAGACTACATATGAGTAATGCTCATGGTAGTGATACTTTAGATAATTTACTTCCTTCAGTAGAGTTGCTTAACTCCACAGCTAAGTTCATTAACTTAGTCTCCCTTCGTGAAGGGTCTGCTGACAAGGTCTCCGAAGGTGCTCACATTCTAGCTAAGGATAACTCTGAAGTTTATGTTCTAGGAACGACCTCATCAGTATGTTGCTTCTTAGCGGGATACCCCACAGTGCCTTCATACGATTCTATGAAGTATTACGCTGCGTTAGCTGCGGAGGATAACTCAACAATTCATTTCAGAGGCCCTGTAATGATCTGGGATGGTGCGGTTGGGGCTTATGCTAAGTCTAACTCAAACCTAATATTTGAGCCTCATAGACTTTCAAACGGAACATTAGATGTTGAGGGTTTCGAGCTAACAAACTCAAAAGCTCACACAATGATCGAGGTCAAGAGTTATAAATCATGTTTAGTAGCTGACAAGAACTCTAACATCGAGATGAACGATCTAGGAACTTTTAGAAGATATTGGGCTACATCAGACACAACAGATAGTATCTATAATACTAACCTGCTCGATATTGATAACCACATATCCGCAGGATACTTCCAATTCTTACCTAACCCTAATGATATAGATGCTTACTCAACTATAGCTGGTGCTAGTTTATCTACTAGACCTTCTGTAGCTACAATCGCAGGAACAGCCGGTCGCCATTACTGGTCTAGGGACCCTTTTAATTCTGACCCCTTCCACCTCTCATCAGTCACCCAGGGTGGATTATGTCTAAAGGCTTTAAATGGATCACACGTAAATGTTAGAAACGTTCACTTCCCTTGCGGTTACTGGAATGCTAGTTCTGTAGTTTATGACTACAACGCAGCAGATAGTCACTGCTCTAGATTATTTATTTGGAACTTATCTAATAACTCAACTCTGCACGCAAACCATTTATCCATCAGCGGAACATATCCATCCCTCGCGGGATACCATGGACCGATGGCAGTTTGGTTAAGTGCCACAGACTCCCCTGCATATGGGGCTCCATCTTCGACCCCTGACACTTCTACACTGTCGGTATTAGATTATTATGGGAGCGGATACAACGATATTTGGAATCTACCTAATGACACTAGTGCAGCTTACGGTCAAAATGGATTCCTTAATCAAGGACCGTTTAGAATTTATGTTGGCGTAGACTCCCTAGCAAACTACTTATTTGCAGGAGACCAAGAGCCTGGATACGTAAAACAGCTTTTCGCTCAAGGCTATAATACTTCAGGAAACTTATCTTCGATACCTGAGACTAGCGGTCTATATGGTAAAATCTTAAGAGTATCTGAAACTAGTGGCTTAGAGTCAAGTGGATTCTACTATGCAAATGAATTCGTGAAGACAGATCCCAACTCTATTTTACTAGATGAGTCTGCTGCTAACTGCTTTGCTAATGCGAAGAATGGAGCTATGGGAACTTCTAATAGACCTCAAATCTGCACGATATATATCGCAAAGAGTTCTCTCTACGGAGAAGGGCAATCTACGATATCAGGGGGGGCCGGAGACGGGTTCAAGAGTCCTAATATATTCGATTTAATCCAAGAGTGCTAATATGACTATCTACGAAAGCAACTATCGTTTTAACGACCCAATTCGTTACTTTACCTCTAACGATCCATACTATTGGGAGATCGACAACATCCCATTAAAGCAGTTAATGGAGAACGATCTCTGGCTAAAGGATCAGTTAGAAGCAGGTATAAAAATAACGATAGATGAAATTGATAGATCAGGCTTCAGTGAACTGAAACCCTACAGTCTCGGAGTAGACGGTCGCGTAAGAGTGAAGCCCGGACGGTTCTCTGCTAGGATTAATGATCCTATGGTAGATTTCAGATTACAAGAAATCTATCAAGTAGCTGGTGAGGTGTTCCACGAAGACCAAGCTTGGAAAATGGCTACAATGTCCACTTCCTCACTAGCAGGAAGTCTAAGTTCTCTTACGGCTGTAACTGATCCTAATAATGCCACCTTTATGAACGGTTTGTATGAAAGAGCTTTCGCTTTAGAAACCTTCAACACTTTCATACCACCAAATTTACAATCTCCTCAATCTCGAAGAACTAACGCTCCAGGAGAAACATCCATCAATGTCCCTGGGGAATCAACTAACTCCATGCTGTTAGGGAGAGGTTCAATCAGCACTACTGGTGGTAGGGTTCGTCTTGACGCTAGCGCAGGTCAATATATTCAATATCTTGATTCAAGAGGATATCGGACTGGTGATATAAGCGACCCAGATTATATTCACTTTAGCAAAGCAATCGAAGCTAACTTCATAAAGTTTTGGCGGGGAGTGACTCGGACAGCAATAGTAGATGTTCCTGAAGAGCTAACGATTGATATTCCTGAGTTTAATGTTAATGATTTTGATTATGTAGATGAGCAAGGTTTAAGACAGCAGAGATTAGACGCAGAAGTTCGAATTGACTTACTGTTCATTTATTCAAAACCTATTGACGCTTCTTATGTGCGAGTTAGAGATTCATCAAGAGCTAATAACAGCACTCCAGTAAGAAATAGAATAATTACTAGAGCTGAACTTGGTTTAGTCAAAGGTGCGGGGGTCATCCTTCAAAAGAATAGCACTCAGTATGGTTACAATTCATCAGGAGCAGCCTCCAACTTAGGAACTAAGATTTTTGCAAACGTCGCAGACAGCTTAAATACGTCAGCAGGGTTCACGCGGGAGCAGATTTATGGTTCGTTCCCCTCTCCTGATGATCTCATGAATATGACTCCATTGCTTACTGAGCAATTAGAAGCAGAGAATCATCTTCTGGTAGGTCAATCTGTTTTACCAATTGCTTATGTCATCGTAAGAAAGCCTACCGGAGTTTCTAATGATGTAATAGTTCGCACAGAAGATATAGTAGATATTAGACCTTTCTTCAGAACCACTGAACTTTCCTACAATGAAAGGGCAGGTATTGCAGCAGCTAACCCTCCATTATCAATAGCTAACCCCGTTGTTAGCCGATTAGAGCTAAAACAAAACAATAAGAAGATTAAGATTTATGTAGATGACGCTATAGCCAATATCCCAGCACCCGGAGGTGGGGGCGGAGGTGGTACTGGTGGTGGAGGTGTTGTCGGGCCGAGAATTGTAGGCACTGGTTATGTCTTTGGTGGCTTAAAGTATGGCCCGGAAGCAACAATCATAAACTTTGCGGGAAGGAGATCTGCTGATGTAGATCAAAAGAGGTCTACATTAATTGATGAGTATGGTTATCCAGAGTTCGCTAGAGATGACTTACTAACACCTGATCCTAATTGGGATCAAGCTGATTGGAGTCTGCGTGCAGGAGTTGCCCCTACATACGCACATGATTATATAGATGTGGCTTATACTGCTGACCCAACAGACGAATCTAATGTCTTATCTCAACTTGATTACTTTTGTGAGTTAGATAGGTCTCCTGCATTTACTGGATACGAGTTAGCTGTTGAAGCTCAATTTTTAGTATGTGTAGCTAAAAAGAAAATATATTTTGATGACTTAAATATAAGTAATTTCCAAGATATACATATTGATCTAGAATATGTTAATTCTGTTCCCATAATGCACACTGGGGATCTTCAACGTAGACCTTTTGGCTTAACTTATAGTAAGGGTGTAAATAACTTTACTATTTTTGCTTATTGGCCTTGGGGTTGTGTTTTCAAAAATCGTGGAGGCTACGCTGCCTTGCAAGATATTGGAGCTGCTTGGGGTGACATGTCTAATTCTACCTTCTCAAATAAACTAAGACTAGAGACCCAAAAAAGTTTAGGACATTTTGTTTCTCACAAACTCTTTACCGAAAGAACAAGTAATGCTGGGACAATGAATGGAAGAAGATCGACATTCGGTTTGTGCGTTTTCCCCACAGTCAGATTTAATGTTATAGGAGTTCCTTCCGGTTACGACGGAATTTTAACAACTCCTGACGCAGGTGAGAACTCTCCTAATCGCTTAAGATTAACATGACCCAGTATTTCCCATGTGGTAACGAATATAGGCCAGGGTATAAGCCAATACCCTTCCCTAAAAGGAAGCCTCCTGGGGGTGGTGGAGATTTAATCGGAGCTGTAGATCCTATAACTCCTCCAATTATTATACCTCCGTATACTCCTATTGATCCTTTTCCTAGGGACCCGGGGCCAGGAAGTCCGGGACTTCCTTCTGTCCCTAATCCAGGCAATGCCTACTACTTTAGGTATCGGTGCCTAGAAACACCTATTTACTGTCCTGATAATCGAACTATTAGAACTTACGTTAAGACATGTGACTCAATTAGATTGACTGAGTTTCCTCCGTCTCTTGCTGTGAGGCAGGCTTACCCTCATGATAATATAGCGAAGTGTAGAGCTGTTTGTGGTCCTTCATCGCCTAGTGCATGTCCCCCCGTCGTCATTTCTGGTCCAACCACAGGTGAAGAGCCTCCTAATAGAGAATACGAGCTTTGGAAATGTCAGGAAACTCCGGTCTACTGCCCTGATAACGAAACAATACAATTTACTAGAAAAAATTGTATATCAATAACGGTTGTTAATTTTCCTCCACCGCCAATAGTTATTTTTCAACAATATAGATATAGATCTTTACAGGAATGCCAACCTTGCTGCGTTCCTGACACAGGTTATCGTATTTGTCCCCCAATAACAGGGCAGATTTATGATCCTGAACCTCCTAGAGGCGGAAGTAATACTTATGAAGATATAGGTATATCCTTCCCAGATAGATTAATTACTGGTGTAGTTAACCCTATTGCTATTGAAGGAGGCACTAACTCTAGTAAGCTTATTGACGCTATTAATTTGATGGATGCCGGTAATAGAGAAAACTCTTTCCAAAATGGTCCTAGAATAGGCTCTAATGACCCATCAGCAATAATTTATGATCCTGTAAGAAACATTTTTAACTATTCTATTAACAATGGCTTTACAGATAATAATAAATACCTTAATATATTTTCGAAGAGAATAGCTAGAGAGCTAGATTATATCTTAAAAAATTATAACTCTTCTAACCCATGGAAAGAACGTTATGTTTTCCCTCTAACCTATGACAAAATAAAAACTAGCTTAAATCCTGAATTTAGAGCTAATTTAGAGAATATTTTAGATGTTGATGGGAGAAAAGTTAATCCTCAATTATTTTTGTATGGTATACAAAATCATATACTAAACAACACTATTCATCAACTTGACACCAACTACTTCAGAACCTTATCAATTGCTACCGCATCTAGGGAGCAACTCTCCCTACAAAATTCTAATCTACAAGGAAATATCCTAGGTATTATGAATTTTGTAAGAAGTAGAATTGTATCGGCTGATCCTAAAAATTATGAAGGCATTAATAAAGCAGAAGTCGCAAGAATGAGATTTTTGTTAACAGATTTAAATGCAAAAGTAAAAGCTGTTACGACTGCTGAGTCTACCATAACTATACCTTTAGAAGATCCAGGACTACCTCTTACGTTAAGCGGTGAAGTTCTTGATCATGTTCCTTTAGGTGATGGTGATGGATATTACTTATACTTAGAAAGCTCCGCAGGAAGTGTTACGTCTGTCCCTCTAGAGACATCATTAAGCTCTAGCTATTATCTCCCCCTTCAAGATAGAAAAATAGCTTTATCCCTGTTAGGAGAAGCACCTGAGCTTTCTTTTACAGTTTCATCTAGCTTTATAAATTCAGAGTTATCTTCCGGTTATCAGGAAGTTTATACTGTAGAGCCTCAATACTTTAAGCTTGAGCTTTCATCAATAAAGAATAATCTAAAACCAGGTAAATTTATAAATCAAGTGGAGGCGCGGTATACCAAACTAACTGATTTAGATGAGATTACGCAGCATTCAAAAAATTATGGAGCTAAGGCTACTAAATTAAACGTCCCTTATGCCGACCCTTTTTATCAATATGCAGATCGAGAGGGGACGTTGAGTCTAGCTATGAATGAAATTACCTACCAGGAAACTGATATAAATGAAACACCTAATAGGGGATTTATCATCTTAAGAAGCCTTCCTGATGCCATAATTTTATATCCTGCAAAGACAACTGAAGAAAATCCTTTCAACGCGGCCTCCAAAATTACTTATATAACAGATAGTCATGTTGTCAGAAACTTTAAAGCTACATCAAATATAGGGCTAACCACAGAAAGTTCTATAAACAGAAACTCGCTACCCTACAAGTATACTTATGATTACTTAGGGACGTTTAAGTATGGTATCGAAGGCATAGTTGAAACAGAAAATTTAGTATACGTCTACGAACCCAGTAGCTTCCCAGTATCTTACGAAGTGTCTGGTCGGTCGGGTATCGGTCATGCTGTCTATAATATACTTGAAAATACAATAGATAAAAAATATACATACACGTATATTACTTGGTGGGATTTATTTAGACGAATGACTCTAAAAGATTTATTAAACTTTTATCATTCAGCTCCTAATTTTCTTTTACAACAAATGCAGTCAGGTTGGAGGGGTTATACGTTTAAGCATGTTCTGTATAGAGGGAAGAATTATACTTTAACAAATCTTACAGAAGTTGATCCCAACATAGTAGATTCTGTGATTCTAACGGAAACTTTCGATAGATCTCTACAAAACTATTAAATATTTTTATATTAATAAATTTTATAGTAATAAATACTTTTACGAGGATAGTATTATGTCAAAGCATGATGATGTTTCAATGTTCCTAGAAGGCTGTGATTGGAATAGCCTTGGTCTTGCTCCTAAAGCAAAGCTGGTTTCTGAGTCAGTCGAAGAAACCCAGGAGGTTAATGAGAGCGATGAACTAGAAGCTGGTTTCTACGATGTCGATGGTGAGATGTTCTTCGTCAACGAAGACCAGGAGATTTTCGATGTCTTTTCAGATGAAGATGAGCAGGTTTTTATTCACAACGAAAATTACGGTCTCTTCCAAGTCTTTGAAGACGAAGACAGTCTAATGTTCGAAGAGGTTGACACTGATGGCTTCGAAGTTCTTGAAGAAGAGGCAGAAGCAAAGCCCGAAGAAAAGAAGACTGTTAAAGGTAAATTTGGTGCTACGAAGCCTGCATTCCTAAAGAAGATGGGTAAGTGAAATGAAGCATGATTACCCTAGCATAAGTGTCTCTCAATTTTTTGAGGACATGGTAAACGAAGGTAATGTTACACCGGAGGCAAGTCCTATGACTGCCTCCGATCCTTCTATGCCAGATCTTAGAGAAGTAGATGAAGTAGATATCAATGATCTCTTCGGGACTCCTAAGCAGAAGAAGGTTGTCACTGAAGCCAAGGCTCCTCAAAAAGATCTCAAGCAAGAGATGCTAGATCTCATGGTTGAGTTCAAACAAGTTGTTCAGAAGGCTAATAAGCTTTTTACTGAAATGACAGCAGGAACTACTACAGCAGGTATGCTTGGTGTAAACTTAGCTGGTTCAGCTAAGAAATCAAAAAACTGCTTTAAACGCGAAGAAGCTAAGAACGGTTATAAGAAACCAGTTAAATTACTCAAAAGGAAATAAAAATGACAACACTAAGAAGAGTAGTTTTAGAACAGGATGGCAAACCCTATCTGAAAGGCAATGCAGAAGAACAAGCTAAGAGAGCAAAGATTCTCGCAGCAACACAAAAAGTTAAAGCAGAGAGAAATGCGAGAGCCGCTAAGACCGGAGGTTCTGGGACCTCAAGACCTGGATACTCTTCTGTTTCTGATAGCATTGTTCCTCTAACTGCCGACCGCGTTAATGAGATGAAAAGACAGCCCGGGACTGGCCCACACACCCCCTCAAGCGATCGCCCAGGCTTCATGAAGAGACAACTAGAGGCCGGGAAAAATAAGCCAGCACCAAAAGAGAAGAAGCCTTTTACTCCTGGTAATGTAAAGAGACGCGATGGGTCAAGCACTACTACAGACCAATTTGGTTCAAAAACTGAGTGGGGTCCTACAAGATGAAATTACTAACAAGACTTAACGAGAAGTCCCGCTGCTGGAAAGGCTACAAGCCTACTCCAGGGAAAAAGGCTTATACCAAAGATTCATGTATGAAAGAAGCTGTTCAACTTAAGGGCGGACAGAAGAAGATCGACAAGAACAAGAATGGTAAACTTGATAAGCATGATTTCATGATTCTTCGTGGAGAACACGGCCCAAAAAAAGCTGAAGGCGTTGACGAGGGTTCCCCCGCTTGGCAACGCAAGGCAGGCAAAAATCCAGAAGGGGGACTGAACGCTAAAGGTGTCGCATCATACCGTGCTGCTAATCCTGGCTCAAAGCTCAAGACAGCAGTCACAACCAAACCATCTAAATTGAAGAAGGGATCAAAGTCGGCCAAGCGACGTAAGTCTTTCTGTGCTCGCATGAGCGGCATGAAGAAGAAGCTTACTGGAGCAAAGACTAAGAGTGATCCTGATTCAAGAATTAACAAATCTTTGCGGAAGTGGAACTGCTGATGAGTTTATACTCTATTATTACTGAAGCTAAATCTAATATCTATGGTTCTAAAGAAGGAACTAAAGGTAAGGCTCGTAAGGGTGTCGTTAAGTCTCAGAAGTCTAGAGTTAAGATTTACCCATCAATTATGACTGCACTAAAGCAAGGTTCTATTGGTGATATCTTCTCAACTGATGGATCTGAAAGACTTTATGTAATCACTAAACAAAAATGGGGAAAAGACGATGATCAAGAAGTCGCGGGCAGAGTTGCTAAAGGCTTCACTCCTGGGTCAGCTACTCCTTCGGCAGACTGGTCTTCCATCAAGAAACACTCTGTCAGAACAAAGATGAGATATCGTAAGGATATCGGAAAAAAATTAAGAGAGAAATACGGCAAGAGAATCAAACTCAAGTGAGGATATTATGCTACTAAAAGAAGTAAGAGTTCTAACTGATTTGCAGGTTATTTCTGAATCTCGTGAAACAGGAATCATGTGTATTCGAGGCACATTCCAGCGCGCAGAAGAAGAAAACCACAACAGAAGAGTTTATCCTAAAGCAGTCCTAGAAAACTGCGTAAAGAGTTTAAATGAAAAGCTCAAAGGCAGAGAACTCGTTGGTGAACTCGACCACCCTGCTGATGGTGTGGTCAAGCTTCAAAACGCTTCTCACCTAATCACTAAACTCGAATGGCAGGGCAACGACTTAATCGGTGAAGCAGAAATCCTCCCAACCCCAGCAGGCCAAATCGCAAAAAGCCTCATTAATGCAGGCGTAAAGATTGGTATCTCAAGCCGTGGTATGGGCACTCTTTCGGAGGCATCAGAAGGCGCTAAGATCGTCAACGATGATTACAAGATGATTACGTTCGATCTTGTTGCTGATCCGTCAACTAAGGGAGCATATCCTTCGCTGGCAGAGTCAAAGCAGCACGCTCTTGATTTCGTAGAGAAGGTCATCAAGCCAGCAATTTCAGAACAAGCTTTCGTTGCTCGTCTAAAGAAGAAACTAGACGAGGCTAAGAAGCCTAACCCGTGGGCCGTTTGTCACTCTAGTGTTGGTCCTAAGAAAACAGAGAAGTTTGAACGTTGTGTCCAGAAGGTAAAGACGAAAGAAGGTATTTCAGAAATGTGTGGTCCAAGCCACAGCAAGAAGAAGAAACTAAAAGCTATGAAGACTAACGAAGAGTTAGAAACTAAAGGCCCTAAACCGAACCAAGCAGATATGATTCGTAAGGCTGTGACAAAGGCAAGGAATCTACAGGCAAGTCCTACCGCAGGGGGTGAAGCCTCTCGCAAACGAGGTCTAGGTGACTATAAATCAATTGGCGCAGAGCTAAGAGCTAAGGCTCAGGCTGCCAGAGCAGAAAATAGTTCACGCACTCCACTAACTCTTCCTTCTATAATGGAGTTCTTCCAAAAAGGAAAAGACCCGAAAGCTAAGAAGGTTCCTGTAGAAGGAATCTTTGATAAGAAGAAGAAACTACAAAGCTCTGCGGCAGTAGCCAATCAGAGGGGAGAGTCATAAAATAAAATATATTTAGTAATTTTTTTACTGAATACGTAGATACTATTTAGAGAGGAATACTATGAGCAAGAAAAAGAATAAGATGCAATCAATTGCAGAAATTCTTCCTGAGAACCTATCAGAAGAAACTGTCAATAAGGTTGCTGAGTTAGTCAATGAGGCTATTCAAGATGAAGTTGCTCGACAAGTTGAAACATTAAGCACGAAGTTCCATGGTCTTCTTCGACTCAAACTTGATGAGATGAAGGAAACCGCTCGTGCAGAGCTAGAGGCAGAAGATCCAGAGTTCCGCAACCATGAGCTTATGGAATCAATCAAGGGTATGCTTGCTCTCGAAGTAGCTCCTCAAAATGTTGATGCACTTGTCGAAACTCAACTCAATGAAGCCGCAGAAGCAGTTGCAGATTCAAAGGCAGTCGAAAACGAACTCGATAATCTGCTATCTGAAAACGAAACATTAAAGAGAACCCTGAAGTTAGTGGAGTCTAAGCTTCACCAACTCAATCAAGAGAAGAAGAAGTTGCACATTCAGCTTGAACATAAGAAAGCTGATCTGCAAGAATCCAGACTACAGGGCAAGGCAAAGCTCGAAACTCGCTCACTTGATGAGTCTCGTGATGAGCCAAAAGCAAAATGGAATGATAGTTTAGTTCCAGGAGTTAATCTTGAGGAGCTAAGACGTTTAGCGAATATAAATTGAAATTGGAGAAATAAAAAATGAGTAATCCACTAGACAATGTAGGTGGCTCCGAAAGATTAACAAACAAATGGGAGCCAGTCCTTGAGGGCATTAACGATAACTATACTCGTAAAGTTACCGCAACCCTCCTTGAGAATCAAGCTAAGGCTATTCTGAACGATCGTCAGAAGATGATCTCCGAAGCAGCAGTTGGTGATGGCACCACGACTGTCGGTATGCTTGGCACCTTCCAAAAGTTCGCCATGCCTCTCGTCCGTCGCGTTTATCCTAACCTGATCTTCAACCAGCTTGGCGCAACCCAGCCAATGCAAGGTCCTGTTTCACAGGTCTTCTACCTTGGTCACAACCGTGTTTCTGGTAACGACATCCAGAACATCTATAGCAAGTTCAACCTGACTTACCGTGGTTTTGTTGCTAGCTCAATCGGATCTGCTTCAGGTGATGGTCTTACTTCCAACACGGGCACTTTCGGCACTGGCGCAGGCGGTGGTTTATTTGAGGGTGATCCTTCATACGCTAGCGGCTTCGATACCAGCAACGTAATCCGTGATCAGTTTGGCTCCCCTTCAACCACTTTCGGTGGAAGAATTGCTTCTTGGCCTGATGCTCAGACGACTCTTGGTTGGACTGTCTCAAGCGGTGAAAGGCTCGCAGGCACCTCAATCCCTGAGATCTCACTGCAAATCCAGACTCAGCCAGTCACGGCTCGCACTCGCAAGATGCGCGCTCTCTGGACCCTGGAAGCATCACAAGACCTCAAGGCTTACCACAACCTCGATCTTGAGCAAGAACTGACCTCACTCCTGTCAAACGAGCTTCAGCTTGAAATTGACCGTGAGCTAATCGAAGATATGCGAATGATTGCTTATGGTATGGGAGACAGTGATAAGGGCGCGTTTGGTGGTTGGTATCCAAAGAGCCTTGATCCTCAGAACACCTCAAACAACTTCCCAAGCTTCCCAGGTAAGGAGCCAGATGGTGCAGCAGCTTTCAGCCCAGGCAGCTTCGAATACGAACTGACTCAAGACGGCACAAGCACTGCCCCCAATGGAGTTAATGCTAAGGGCATAAATTCAACGCAAGTTCCTGAACTAAACTCAAACGTTTTTGTTGTCGATCTTCGTTACTTTGAGGATGGTATGGGCAACTATGCTCCTCAGCACGTTGGTCACGTTTATGCTAACCTGCTTGCAACGATCAACTTTGCATCACAGGATATTTTCCGCACGACCATGCGTGGTCCTGGTAGCTGGCTGGTTACCTCCCCACTAATGGCTGCAATGCTTGAGTCTGCTGCCAAGCTGGAAGGTGGTCTTTCTCTGGCTGACCGTCCAACTAACATTGGTAACACCTCAATAGAGTTCAAGGGCAAGTTCGCTGGTCGCTATGATCTCTATGTTGATCCAATGTTCCCAACCGACGAAATCATGATGGGTTACAAGGGTTCTGGTCCAATGGATTCTGGGTTTATCTACTGCCCATATATCCCACTCCAGCAGCTCCCAACGATCACTGATCCTGAAAGCTTCCAACCACGTAAGGGTATTCTTACTCGCTACGGTAAGGTCGCTATTCAGCCAGCCTCACGATTCTTCAGAATCATCAGAGTTGTCGGCGCTGACAGAAACTTCATTGTTGCGCCAACGCAACGCAATAGATCAGTCCGAGGCAATGATGTCCCAGCAGCTCTCCGTAGCTTCTGATAAGTAAGAAATTACTTTGAAATGGGTCGGGGGTAAAAACCTCCGACCTTTTTTCATTTATAGATACTACATACTAATAGTATGGCTAAGTATATTAATACAACAACTTTTAGAATTATAGTTAATGATGGAAAAACCCTTATTAACTTCTTACCTGGTGAAGAATTAGAAACAGAAAATTTAATTCCACAACTTGATTCTTACTTGGTTTCTGAATTAAAACCAAGTAAAATGAAGCTAGTAGAAGAAGCAGAAGAAAAGGTGGAAGTTTCTGGCGAGGCGGTGACAGTAAAAAAGAGAAGCTACAAAGTAAGAGGTAAGTGATATGGTAGTAAAACCTAATGTAGTTTGGGGCAACACTTACGGAGAGTCTAACGGTAGTAGACTCACTGATTACACTCCAAAGGATGATATAGGAGCTAACCTATATGCTCCTGCTGCTTCATATGAAACAGACGCCACAGAGCTTAGTCCTTTTTACAGAGAGATTTACGACTTCATTATGGCTAGATTAGGTCATCCTGTCGTGCGTGTCGAGTTAACTCCCTATCAAGTAAAGACAGCAATTGAAGAAGCTGTTCAGAGGATGAGCTATCACGCTCCTGTATGGACAAAACAATATGCTGTATTTCAAACACAAATAGGCGAAAATGTCTATGAGCTTCCACAATTCATTGCAGATAATCTCACTTATGTCATCTACAAAAAAACTCTCTTGTCCATTCAAGCTCAAGCTGGCACTCTGGAGTTTGATTATTTCATTAAGTATTTCCAAGACTCTCATTTGTTTTCAGATTTTTCTGTAGGAGAATTTTATATCCTACAAATGCACTTAGAGATGGTTAGGAAAATCCTATCGCAGGAGGGCTCCTGGGATGTATTAAATGGCCGCTTCTTACAGGTGACCCCAACCCCAGTAGTAGATGACTATTGCATCTTAGAGTATAGAGCTTTAGATAGTAATACTATTCATTATGCTTATAAGTCTTGGATAAAAAGATTTGCTTTAGCTTGTTCTAAAGAAATTCTAGGTCAGATCCGTGGAAAATATAAGACTCTTCCTGGGCCAGGAGGAGGAGCACAACTAAATGGTGAAATGTTATCACAACAAGCTATCCAAGAAAAGGAAGCTTTAGTTCAAGAACTATTAACTGAGCTTGAAGAACCTCCTCTAATCACAACGTTCTAAGATGACTGATCCTATCCCTATTCCTCCTGTAGAAATTTTTGAGAGTGGAAGAACCAACCATGATGACGGTATTTTAGGTTCCGGGGATATCTATAGCACTGTTAAAGTAATTAACTTAACTCCCCACGAAACTACAGAAATTAAGACTGCTGTAATTACATTAAACAAAGACGCATTTATAGTTACACAGCCAGGAAATCAGGCACCATCAATATCAGTTTCTTCTATTTATGGAGAGTATCAGTATGTTCAATGGGAGCCAATGGGAGATTTATATCCCCCAACTGAAGGCGTAAGTCCTCTTGGGTCGTATAAACATCTAAGAGTTAAATGGGATTGTAGAGTGCCTGCGGGAAGGGACGACAATAATTACGCAGTTAATGGAAGCATACCTGGTCCATATGCTCACTATGCGGAAATTCTATACAACTTTGTTGCTGCGGAGCCTCTGAACACACCAACATTCACTTTAACTGATGCTGTTCGCACTGCTCTTGAGGGTAATGATCGAGTTAAGTTTCAGTTTTCCGCACATGGGTATGTAAACGAGTTCGATTTTCTGAATGGATTGTATGGACAAGACAAGCAAAACGACCATCCAAATGGAGCCTCCCTGATCCCAGCATTCAGAGATATTATTTATAATGACCTATTCGAGCAAGTAGGTTCAGTAAATGATCCTCCGACTATCGCAGGAGCCGAAGTCTGTTTAGCGAAAGAGTATGAACTTCACGGAAGAATAGTCCCAGAATTAGATAATAGTGTTGCACATTTCGATTCAGAGACTTGGGATAGCTCAGGTAATGATGCTCCGCCCTTTTGGTATCATTTCCATTATGAACTTCAGCATAATAAAAATATTATTCCATTCACCTTTATTTGGGGTGTTGGGATGGTTAACTATGACGAAGGAACATATGACCCAGAAGGAAAAGATATTGATGAGCAAGACCAAAGAATTAATAAAATATCATCAAATCATGGCCCTAGACGAAGAAGTGATTCTTATTTAGATTATTTATCCTCAATTCCTAGAATGAAAACGAGTGAGATCAGAGCTACACCAAATAACTATTACTCAAATGACGACGTAACATTCTCAGTTGTAGGTCCCGAAGTCGTTTGCCATGCCTCTTCAGTCAATGTATGTGCTGTTTATTCAGACTCATTTAATGGAAAAGATAGAACTACATTGAATTGGTTCGATAAAGCTAATGCTTCTTTTTATGATATAAATGTATTTGGAATTAATAATCTACCGTCACTGACTGCGTGGGTTCTTAGAGGCTGTATAGTTTTAAATGAATCATACACTCCAGTAAATTTAACTCCTTTAGATCAAAGTGCTCAAAGATCTATTCGTAAAGAGAGGACCTGGGCGATAGATCAAAATTTTTATGAACGTAAACTTTTTGGAGCACAAAAATACCCAATAACGAGACCCCCAGAAGAATTCCTAAGAAAGAATGGTTTTGATAACGCTTATCAAACCGCTTGCCATATGATGTATACTTTATGGGAATCCCCAATAAAAAAGACACTCAGCCACCCTCTATGGCCTACAACTCTTAGGAATACAGTGCCTACCACAGTAACTGGTTGGGACACCCCTGCTGGGTCTGAGGGAACTTATTTTACTGTTACGATACCTCCTGAGTGGCAAAATCCTTATCAAGGTATAACTGAAATAGCTCGTAGGGAAGATAATCCATTCCTAAAGAATCTAAGAGAGCCTTGGGCAATGAACCCTATTGGTCTTGCTAACAGACCTGGAGTTGTAGGTGGTCAACCTGGATTCGCTAACGTTGGAGGAGCAGGAGTAAATGCCTCAATTGGATTACCCGATATGAGAGCTTACGAAGCTTGTATTGATTTGGAATGGGGTAGTAGACTATTTATTGAGACAGATAGAGATGGTAGCTTATTAGATCAATTTAGAGATAGGTGGTTAGTTAATAGATTTATTCCTAACTTTTCTAATAATAAAATCTCAAATATTAACCTGGAAAACGTAGGAAAAGTAATTACAGGCGATCAGAATTACACTTGGAGAAATAAAGGATTTGATTCTTTAGAGTTCTCTGGTCTCGATAACATTATTAATTCTAATTCTATTTTTTGTTACTATGGGACTAATCCAACCTTTACTGGTTCTTCTAATAAGAATTTTTCAAGAGGATTCCCTAGAAATCAAATAACAAATGAAGCTTCTGGCCTTAATCCAAAAAAAGAATCTGTCGGTTACGTTTTAGGTTTAGGAACCTTATCGACATCAAGCATTCCTGGTTATAATGCTGATGGTAGCGAAAAGAGAGGAGGGTATAGATTTAATTATTATAACCCTTCAGCAACTATGAAGCCTTTCGGTTTTCCTGGGTCCAAGCACCAATACCGCACAGGATACCCGTCTGGCGATAAATACGGTTTTGGGTCGGACAAGAAGCAAAGCTTCACTAACTCTCACGCTGCTTTCGCATTACAACAATCCTATGCTATAGCTAGCGGAGATAAAGTAACCTTAAAGTTAATTGATTATTATATTAGATGTTTGTTGTGCTCTCACGACCATAATGAAGCAGATAGAACTCTATTCACTAACAAACAGCTATACCCAGAGGGTCAAGCATATAAAAACGTAGGACGAATGGAAGGTCGTCCCCTACAAGGTATTGTGGGAGGTATAGCTATTACTAGAGATTCTAACTTAAGGGAAAGAGCAATCTACTCCTTAGCTAGGAGGTTTTGGAGTAACGTTTATATTGCAAACTGGGAAGATTATCCTTATGGGGTTCCTGGTAAACCTTGGAGACCCATAACTTATCCTGCTTGGTCATTTGATGGTAATTATATTACTGTAGATCAAAATAAAATTCCTTATAGCACTAATACCTTATCAGGGGTGACTTTAATTCGAGAGAGATCTTTTGATGATCATTATGTTGACTTATATTTAGGGCTTCGAGGAGATTTATACTTTAAAAAGTATTTACCCTCTAGAATTCCTATCAAAGATCTGTATCCAAATTACAATAGAAATAACTCCGCTTCTTGGAATGCTTTCTCTGTTGATGGCGCTAACACTTCTGATCAAGCAGTATTTTGCGATCCTTATTTCTTATTAGAACAAAGTAGCCAAGGAGATTTTGAAGCCCCAGGAATTGTGAATTACCCAGATGGCACCTCTCAAACACAACAAGTCATTTATCGACACTATAACTTAGGATACTTAGGTCACCCTCTTGAACAAAGTTATGCGATACCTCCAAGATTAAATTCTCAGCCAGAAGGAGTGACAGTTAACGCAATCCCAGGAACTAGGATGACTGTTCCTGGGGATGTGGCAGAGACTCGTTTAAGGCAATGGAAAGCGGTTGGATCAAATGCAATCAGGTATAAACGACAAGATAGATATTATTCTCAAGGCTATCAACAAGGATTGTTATATCCTTACATATCTCCTGCTCTAGATTACTTTTATAACTATGCAAAGATATATGAAGCTAGAGCACAGCAAAATCAAACTCCTGAATTCTTAAATAAATTTGGGACCTATGAATTATTATCAGCAGAATATCTAGATGCTTGGGAAGAAATTAAACAATATTTTATTAGAGCATCAAAATCCTTAATTCAAAATTGTCTAGTTAGATATAGAGCCCCAGACTTCCCAGAAATTGATGGTTTATATGGTCTGTCTTACTTCATAACTGCTTACTCTTTTTTACATCCATTAGAGAATATAAGAGATCAAGAGCAGATTATTGACATTAACCCAGACGGGTCTGTAAGACAGGAGTCCGTTCCGTTTGCTGGAAATCTAGGATTAAACTCTGGCGAAAGTTGGCCGGTCACCCCAGGAATCCCAGGATTACTTAGTCTTCAACAATGCAAGAACGGATCATTAACCTACCAACATGACACATTACGACTATACAGCAAACACGGGCTCGCTGGATTTATAGGATTATACGCAGCTTCGATAATGCCTAGGAGACCTAATCCTTGCAATCCAGCGAATACAATTGCTAGTGAGATTGTCGAAGGTAATTATGGGACAAAGATTTGGGCCGGTATCGCTTTTGAGTGGGCTTGGGATATATTAAAAACTTACGGTGATCCAGCCGACACTGAAGTCAGCCGTCTTTTAGAGAAATGTAGGTCTTTCATTCAAGGAATGTTAGGCACAGAAAAATATAACTTCGATAGAGATATTAGAGACGGGACAGGCCAACCAGCTAGCGTAGAGGCAGCTTTCTATAAGAGAAATTTTGGTTATTTGGGATGGCCCTCTCCAGGGAATAATCCTAATTTTGAAGGAAATGAATATTTAGGTCACAACGAATTCTACCCAAACTTAGATGGCGCAGGTAATGATCATTGGAAAGATCGTAGTTTAGATAAAATATTTATTGATGATTTAAGATTATCAATGAGTTTATCCAGTAATATTGAGTTCACTCTAATCTCTAATTATTCCTTTATCTACCTTAATCCCTTATTAAGTGGTGCTGCTTCATTCAACACTACCTTAACATCGTTTCCAACTTTTATAAATGCTTCAGTTCGAGATTATGGAAATGACTCAATCTCTATTGTAAGCGGGATCACTGAGGTAGATACAAGGAAATATTTAGAATGTGATTTATTTAATAATCCGACGCTAGGTTTATCAGCTAATATTAATAATTTTACAGTAACATCGGTAATTAATAGTAAGTTTGACTACTCAACACTTTTCTCTATAATTTTTCCAAATACTCTAAACTTAGATGGGGTATACCGAGGTGAGTCTTTATTCTTCACGTATCCGTTTAGTCTGAATTTATTACTAGATTCTCTTGTTCAATCTTTCTCTACACAACTTAACGTAAATGAGTTAGATATATTTAAGAAATTAGCAAATGCTAGTATTGAATTTTCTACTGAATATGATACTACCTTAATTAAATTGCTTGGCCTCAACCCAATTAGTAGTGGGGCTACACAACTAAGCTCTACTATAAACGGTTTCTTTGGTGTAGATGCTTCTATTTCTGGGTCAACCACTTATGACGTGTTCTCAGTTTTTAGTAATATTCCAATGACTGTGGAGGGGGAGTCGAGATTTAACTCTTTAATCTCTCTTATTAAGGGTCCTGCTTGGGGTATTTCACAAGGCGGTGAGGACGACGGGTTAGTGAATATCATTGAAGAACCAGCAAGCCAAACGAATATTACTAATGATATATCAGAGGCTATCGCAAGAAGTAATATAATCTATAACAGACCGGCCTATAGATTTGAGCGAGACTTATGGGAAGAACTTACTTTAAAAGTTAAGAGTGATGAAAATGTATCTCAGATTTTTAAAGAAACTTTAGAGAGTTTAATAAATATCTTCTCAGATGTTGTTTACATAGACGAAGAGTTTAACACGAAAGAAGTGCCTTGTTGGGGCGGATCTATGGATAGAGTTGTAGCCAAACTCAAGAAAGAAGCTAATACCATATTGCCTGTAATGTCATTAGTTAGATTATCAAACAAAACTGATGAAGATAGACGGAGATATGGCTCTTTAATTGTCTATGAAAAATATTGGGATAAACAAAAAGCTCGTGCGGTAAGAGTGGCAAGCTTACCACCAGTCCCAGTAAATATATCCTATAGGTTAAGTGTTTGGTCTAAATACCAAGAGGACATGGATCATATTACTGAACAAGTCCATAGAAGATTTAATCCAGATATTGAAATCTATACTAAATATAATTCTACTACAAAAGCTTATTTAGTTCAAGAATCCTCTGAACCCCCAGCTAAATTAGCTGATGGAGAGAATAGAGTTATTCGAAAAACATTCGAAATAGAAGTTCAATCTTTTATTCCTAGTCCTAAGTTTATGTTAACTAACACTGGAAAGATTGAGAAGCTTAATGCGGAAGTCTGTATCCCAATAAATAAGAGTAACCGATGAAAACAAGATATCTAGCAGAAGCTGAACTGTCATTACTTAATGGAAACACATCAAATGTTTATTTGTTGGATGTAACCACTAACCCTGCTTACCAGATAGGTTTGCTATCAGCCTTACCTACAAACTTTAACTCTGGGGCGGGAGATAACTGGAAGGGGGCTAGAGAGCTATACTCCTTAGGAGTATACTCACATCCTGATACTCTTGTTCAATTTAATGGAATTAATCATAATAATTTTGGTTCTCAAACACCTCATGGGTATTCCTCTAGACCCTTCTTCAAATCAAGTATAAGTCAAGCTTCTTTAACCTACAATAACACCCTAGGTGTTAGCGGCATGGGAATTCAATTTAACTCAGAAATTATATTTGACGAAGCTAAACAAAATTGGGGAACAATTAGAGGCATTGTTGTTTACGGAGTTAGATTTGTAGATCAACAATTAAGAATAACCCCTCTTATGGTCTCAGAACTGATAACCCCCGTAGTCATCAACACTGGGCAGAGATTCAAGATTCCAAATACGAATTCATCTAGGATAAGATTCATAGAACTTACTCGGATGTTACCTCTTACCTGAGAAAAAATATATTTTATAAATAAACTAATTAGGATTGTTAGATAAATACTTATAAGGAGCTTAGTTATGGCAAATTACGTAGGCAAAACAAAAGAGTTTGCAGAAGAAATTATAAATTATTACATAAATAAAAGTTCAATGCCTGACCCAGAACAACTTTATGTAGGCTTATTAAGTGGGATTCCCACTCCAGGGAACGCAGAACCCTACGACGCTTCAGCAGTAAGAGCTAAAGAGGTATCCGCTGGAGCCTTTAGAGTAGCTTTACCTGCGGCTGTTAATTTTACTACCGAAAAGTCTGTAGCCCTTAGTGCTGTAACAGCCACAAACAACCTTGGAGTTGTTATTGATTTCCCAACATTGCCAGGAGAATCTACTGATTTAGTAGAAGTCTCTGGGTATGCCTTAATTCGTGGGTCTAGCAATCAAGATACTAGTGCATACGTGGGATATGAAGTCTTCGCTGCTCCTGGTAATTTAAACAAGCAAAGGCTGGGTAGAGGTGGAGATACCATTCGTATTAATGCACAAGGGTTCACTATACTGGAGAAGTGATATGTTAGTTAAATTAAGAAATCAAGCTCTTCAAGGTTTTAATATCTTTATTGTCACTAACTCTGGAACGAAGTCATTTTGGTTAACACCAAAGGAGTCTGTTATGATTGAAGAGTCTTCAATCTCCCAACAGATTAAAAATATGGTAAGAAAAAACTTACTAAAGATAGAGAGAGTCTAAAATGGTAAATATTCTAAGTCCTGGTGTTTACGTAATTGAGAAGGATATTTCTAATTATCCTGCAACCCTTAACTCAACAACTGTTGGGGTGGTGGGATTTTCCGCAAAGGGGCCGACTAACAAGCCTACTTTAATCACTAGTCAAGAAAGCTTAATCAGAACTTTCGGGGAGCCCGATGAGAATCTTCCGGGGCAAGGAATCGTTGGGGCATTAGAAATTCTAGAAGCGACTAATAGCATGTATTTCGTGCGAGTAGTAGATCAATCTGCTCAGAAGGCAACCGCAACACTAAGTTTCGGTAACTGCCCCGCAGCCGCGGTTAGTTCTTGTGGCATCGGAGTTACAAGATCTGCTGAGTTTTCAGTGCAAGTTTACGATAATAATGGTATAGCTAAATTCAATTCTCGTAGATTTTTCTCTGTCCCAATTGGAACAGCCGCAACACAGGCTGCGGCTTTGGTTAAAGTCTTTGGTAGCGATTTAGATGGTCTGGACCTTTTCGCTACTTATGAATACAGTGAAGGAGCGGATGGAAGTAAAACTCCTATAAATAATACCTTAGGCTTTACCACTGTTGCTAGCGTCGGAACTTACCAAGGCTACCTTGTAGGTTCTTACGCAGGATCAGGAGCTTACATTGATGTGTCTGCTTCGATCCCTGTTCTCAACTCAATAAACCATCTAGGCGACGTTACTGTTATAGTTTCTGGAGGGGTGAGTGCTACCAAGGGAAGCACACCTGAGGGTCTCTCCGAGTTTTTAGGTTCTGGGATAACCTACGAAGTATTTAAACCTCAAGATACCACTATCGCAAGATCTTTAAGTCTTGGTAATGTCAACTATAAGATTGAAGCCTTATACCCAGGAGGAGGATACAATCTAAGCACGTTATCTAATGGATCTATTGTAGGAAACTCAGTAGAAGTTGACAACAAAGGCGGTGATAAGTTTAATGTTACTATAAACAATAATGGTGCATTAGAAGAGCAGTTTAGAGCAACGTTAAATACTAAATACCATCTAACAGAGGTTGTAGGAGCCACGCTAGAAACAACAACTTCAGATTATATTATAGGCAATGTTTATAGAAATGGAACTTTAATAGATCTCAATGCTGTAGAGAGTTATCCAAGATCAGCTAGCTCCTTATTTGCAGGCAGTGTTTCAGGCACGGCTGTAGTGTCTGAAACTGGTTATTGGTTAGCTTCAGGAGTTATGAATCCTCGATTTGTTAAACTCATCGAAGCGACAAAAAACCTCACCGGCGGTAGCAATGGAAATACCTCTAACTATCAAGATGATATTATCGGAAACGTCTATAACAGAACTGGTATCTATGCCTTAGATGATGATCAATTAAACGTAACGATTGGTATAGTTCCTGGTCTTCATGAGCAATCAATTCAGAATGCTCTTGTCACTCTGGCTGAAACTAGCCAAAACTTCGTTGCCTGTATATCTCCCCCGTATGGTGTAGACACCGTTCAAGAAGCAATTGATTGGTCAAACGGTTTCTCTGATTCAAGAAAGGCTGCAATCAACTCTTCTTATGGCGCTCTATACTGGCCTTGGGTTAAGACCTATGTCCCTCTTACTCAAAAAGATGTATGGATTGATCCTGCTGTGTATGGAGCTAGACAAATAGCTTATACTGCCGGGACAGCAGAGCTTTGGTTCGCCCCAGCCGGTTTTGTTAGAGGTCGTCTTACTAAGCCTCTAGAAACTCAGGTTAAGCTTAATCAAGGTGACAGAGATTCTATGTATAGTGGAGGTAACATTGTTAACCCAATTGTTAACTTCCCACAACAGGGAATCACTATCTTCGGCCAAAGAACTACACAAAGAGATCCAACGGCTCTAGACAGAGTTAACGTTAGAATGCTTCTAATCTACATTAGAAAAGTTTTACTGCTATCAACTCAAAGATTCGCCTTTGAGCCAAATGACGAGATCCTTTGGGGTCAGATCGTGTCTGTCGTTGAACCTCTCCTTGATGACATCAAGAGACGAAGAGGTATTACTGAGTTTGCAGTAATCTGTGACTCAACTACTAACACTCCTCTGAGAGTTGATCGTAATGAAGTTTGGTGTAAGATTCTTCTGAAACCAACGAAAGCAGCAGAAGCTGTTGTATTTGAAATCAATGTGACTTCACAGTCAGCACAGATTGCAGGCTAAGGAGCTAAATAATGGCATATAATTCTTACTTTAAAACTCTCTATGGTCGTGAGTTTGTTGCAGGGCAAGGTTTACCTGTAATTTCTACTGAGCTTGATTCAGTAAGAACCTATCAGTTTGAGATTCAATTTGAAGGTCTTCCTTTAAGTAGACTCTCAAACGCTCAAGATCTGACCTTAGCAGCCAAGCAAGTGTCTAATGCAGGTATGAAGGTGGAGGATATCAAAGTAAATCGCCTCAACGACACGATTTACTACCCAGGACAAGGAAGCCCCGAAGGAGAGCTTCAAGTTACGTTCGATCACTTATACCTGAAGCAGACTGCTCCGACCTTGTGGGACTGGTTTAAAAGTGTTTACAACCCTCTCACAGGCGACTCAGTGGAGAACTCCAGGCCGGGAGGCACCAATAGCCCACACTTTAAGGCAAATAAACTTTCTGTTGTTTATCTAGATAACAAGAAAGTCCCATTTGAAGTTATTGAGTATTACGGAGTTTATCCAAAATCTTGGACGCCAGCCGAGGTGAATTACGGAACTAGTGAGTTCCACACAATCACGGTTAACTTCCGTTATGATCTTATGGATGTTAAGAGAGCCCGCTGATTTTTTTAATCTCATAAGAGAACCCGCCTATAAATACTATAGGCGGG